TGTAACACCATTATATGTTACAAGGTATGCTGTATTTAGAGTCGAGAATGCTCCGGGAATTGCATAGATTGTAGAAAATCCATCGCTTGTGTATGCCCAGCGAATTCCACCAGCAGGAGATGGAAGTCCAGTGGCTCCTGTAGCACCACCGGGAGTTCCTTGCGGGCCTTGCGGGCCAGTAGCTCCAGTCGCTCCAGCAGTTGCAGCAAGCTCAACAATTGTCAAGTTTGATCCAGATGGAAGCGGTGCGCTTAATGTAAGAACTCTTGGGAGAGTGCTTGAAATTGTATAATTAATCGGATCTTGAACTACTCCGTCAATGTATGCCAAAAAAGCATTGCGATCAGTTTGAAAAGCACCAGTAAGAGTAAATTCTGTTTGTCCAGAACCAGAAAATCCCCATCGCAAAAATGAACCAAAGCTATCAAGACTATTTGAAAACAATCTCAACAAGTAACAAAGCAATCCTTCACCTTCTTCACGCGGAATATTATCAACTTCAGCACTATTATTTGGATCACATGGAATATCCCAAACCACTCGTCCATTTACAACAGATTTGTTTATTGTTCCGTAAAGAGCATAAACAAGGTTGCTAATCAATGACGGAACAGATTCAGCAGAAATTTGAGGATATGGCACTTCTGGGCAACAATTGCTGGAATAAGTAGAATTAGAGCATCCGCAAGACATAATTTGTTTTTTTATATTGTTAAATTTAAATAGTCAAGTGTTTTTATGCTGTAGAAAGAGAAACTACAACAAGTATGCTTCCACTTGGAACAGTTGAAATTGTTAGCGTCCTTGGAGAGACATTGTTGATTGTATAGTTTGCTGGAGCTTGCAGAACACCATCAGCAGATACAAGGTAATTTGCAGATACAAGACTTCCACTTATATTTCCAGTCAATGTCCATGTTGTTGTTGTTCCATCACCAGTAAATGTCCAAACATTTCCTGCATTGGATGGAGGAATTACGCCAGTTGCTCCTTGGGGTCCAGTTGCGCCAACATAAGGCCAATTACAATCCATGGAATTTAACGGAGCGCATCCGCATCCAGAAGAACTTGAAGAAGGAATCCAATTGTATTGAGCCATAAATGATAGTTGTTTAACTTCCCACGAATATCATTGTCAAAACATATCAAGAAATTTGTTCCATTTCTTCATAGCTCTCCGCAAGAAGCGTCCCCATGTCCTCGACGGCTTCCTCCTCAAGATCTGGGAACCTTGCATGAAGCAATTCATGGCATAGAACATTCAGCATTGACCTTTCGCATTTCGGATTGATGAAAATAGTTCTAATCGAATAGTCACAAATGCCATCGTTATCAACTCCGTTTGTTTTTCCCGCATGACCTAATCGTATCTTCCATGACTTTCCGTTTATTGTCTTTTTGATTATTTTCTTTTTCATGGAATTTGTAATATGGAACGCTTCTAACCGCACCCCTTTTAACTATGAATTTTTTTTGAGTGACATAACCCAATTCTTTACCTTGCTTTATTCTTTTATGAACTAATGTTTTGCATGCATTCCATTTTTTCAATAAATCCTCAACGCAATACCAACCTTCTGGGATTTCCTCTACAGGACAGGTTTCTTGTTGAATAATTTTAAGAAAATCATTTGGCGTCATGGAAGCCTCCAAGGTTGATTAGACTCTCGGCTTGTTATGTGAATACAAGATTGCTTCAACTCCTCGCAATACTCGCCCCAAAGGAATCCTTGTTGCCATGCAAGTGTAGCCCTGCGTCCCTTTGCGTACTCCATCGCAGACCTTTTAGTTAGAGATCCGATATTGTATCCAGTTCCACCTACAAGATTCCTGCCAGATTGCATGGAAACCTTATGCGTGTGGCCGAAGCAAACCTTCCTTCTTGTGCTGTTGCAGAATGCTTCAGCCGTATCCCTAGCAGCCATCTCGTTAAACAAAACTCCGTGCTGAAATCCAATGTCTGCGATGTCAAACATTTGAAAAACACCATCCCAAGGGATTAGCGGAGCGCGAAGTTTTTTACAGCAATCTCCAATTGCTTCAACAATCTTGTATGCGGCATGAGCTACGACAGCATTGTTGCTTGATTGAAGTCTCCATGCACGATCTTCATGGTTTCCACAAAGAACAATATTTGCCTTGAGCATTTTCAAGTGCATGAGTCCAGTATCAATGTCTGGAATCAATGGCTCTGCCTCGCTTGAACCTTTTGCGCCTGCCATGAGAGCAGTTAGATCAACAAAATCACCAAGATGAATTGTTGTATGCGGCTTAAAGTCTTTTTGAAACTTCAGAACTGCATCGAGTGCTTCTTTGTCGCAGTATTTTGCATGACTGCAAGAAACTGCTAACACTTTTTTCCATCTGTGTGCAATATTAGCCATATTTATTTATATCGATGCGATACTTGGATTAATCCGAATTAAATCTTTTACAAGAGTTTTTTTTCTTACTTTTCTCCAAACGCCATCACCAGACTCTGAATCTCGCTCACCTTTGCCATTCGTATTACCTTCTATACATTCTATCCAATGGCCGTTGTCGCTGACAACAAAACCAACATGAGAGAAATCAAATGTCACAATATCTCCCAGTTTCGCTCTGTCTTTTTCAGAAAAAATACGAGTAGTATTTGGCCTGTTTTTTGCCCATGCAGTTAGACCATAAGCAAGCGCAGTTTTTGGTCGCCATTCTTCAGGAGTGCTTCGCTGAAGATTTAACCATTTAGTAACTTGAGAGTCTTCAAGCCATTCCTTGATGCACCAATCAATGAATGCGGCGCACCAAGGCCAAGCGGCAGGAACAAGCTCAGTTGCTTTCTGATACTCGCGGATTTGATCTCCGCGATTATTTCCGCCAATCTCCCTAACGCCAACCTGCGACTGCGCGATGGCAATTAGTTTTTCTAACATTTATTTTTTGTCTTTACGGATGATATTAATGAGTCCAACGAGGCTCAATCCAGCCGCAAGAATTCCTTCTTGCATCGAAGGATCAAGTTTTACGCCAAGAGCGGTCGCTACCAAAATCAAACCACGCCATGTGCTATTCTCACTGAGTCGTTCAAGAACTGTATTTACAATTTTCATGTTATTTGTCTTTTATTGTTTTTGAGAAGTGTTCCCAAGCATACATCACACTTGGATCTTCTTTTGGTTTATCTTCTTTTGGTTTATCTGGGTCGATGTATGGAATGTATGATGCCGACAGTCTTAATTGAACTGAACCAAGTTTACCTTGATTCTGTCCTGCTGGCGGTATTGGTATATTGACGCACGAACAGAGAATTATTGCAAGCAGAATTGCAAACGCAAATTTCATTTGTCTTTATCTTTTTTCAGTTTTGCAAGCATTACATAAATGGAAACCCATGCGGCAATAATTGCACTAACTGAAGCTAAAACCCTAAACCAAACATCTAATTCTGGGAGCATTGAGATCATTACGGCAAATACACTAAATACAGTGCCAGCATATCCAGTTCCATGTGATGCTATGTTGCTATCGGGAGTCATTAATTTATATTGCTTTGGGTTTCCATATTTTCGTTCATGATATTATCCTACGATAATATAAATTGTATTTGCGTTGGGTGTGACGATTAAATCGTATCCAGCTTGCGTGATTTGAACGATATTAGAAAGTTGAGTCGCACCTGTAAGCCCAGTAGTGTCTGATAGAACAATATTTGCTGGCGTTACCCCAGTTGCTCCCGTCGAGCCTTGTGTTCCTACTCCCGTAGCTCCAGTAGCTCCATCGTTACCTTGGACTCCAGTCGCGCCAGTGGCTCCAGCGTCACCTTGAATTCCTGTCGCTCCCGTAGCTCCGTCTGCTCCAGCAACCCCAGTAGCACCAGTCGACCCGTCATTTCCAGAAATACCCGTCGCACCTGTTGCGCCTTGACCACCAGCGAGTCCCGTTGCGCCTGTCGCTCCGTCTAAACCAGACGCACCAGTCGCACCATCTGCTCCCGCAACGCCCGTCGCACCTGTCGCCCCTTGCGGCCCAACTTGAGTATACATTACTTGTTGAGCAGTAACAATCACACTTGGAATTGCTGGTCTGGTTGGGCTTGTTGCGGAGGCTTCGTGAATGAATTGTAAATTAATGTCAGATGTTCTCCATGCCAATTCTACATAGTCTCCTGCCGACAATTTCAGCATATAATTCCAAGACGCAATTGTTTTCGCTGCCGCTGCCCCACCTGCAACTGTTATAACACCATTGCTTTCTGGAATATCTGTTCCATTTTTTCTGAACCAAATATCAATGCTGTCCGAGCCGGAGCCAGAAACCCTGTCTGCTTGCGCGGAAAATTGAATATTGTATACGCCAGCATTTGCGAAAGTTATTTGACTATTTGAAACAACACTAACCCCAATTGAATCTGGGTCTGTATTGTTAAAAGTAATGGGATATGCAGTAGTTGTATTAGCTGCACTTTGGTCTTGGTTTGACCAAAACGAACCCCAAAATCCAGAGGCTCCACCAGAACCAGTCAATCCCGTAGCTCCAGTCGATCCAATCCCTGTCGAGCCTGTTGCGCCAGTGGCTCCTTCAACTCCTGTTGCTCCAGTGGAACCAGTTGACCCTTGTAATCCAGTTGCTCCGATATCACCTGTGGCTCCAGTGGCTCCTCTAACCCCAGTCAATCCAGTAGCACCAGTCGCGCCTGTGCTTCCAAAATCACCCGTAGCACCAGTCGCTCCAACATCACCTTGGATACCAGTAGCTCCCGTTGCTCCGACATCACCTTGAATACCAGTGGCTCCAGTCGAACCAGTTGCTCCGTCAGTTCCAGATACACCCGTGGCCCCTGTTGCTCCAGTCGAACCGTCCAATCCAGCAATTCCAGTTGCCCCAGTCGAACCAGTTGCTCCGTCTAACCCAGCGGTTCCTGTGGCTCCTGTTGCACCATCTGGGCCAGTAGCACCACCATCAGCAACTGGTGTCCATGACGCATTAATTGAGCCGGGGGTTGGAGGGTAGCCGGGGTTTAGTGGGTTTCCAGTTCTGTAATAATACCCACCAAGATAAGTTACAGCATCTCCAAGATTATATGAAAATCCATTATTATATACTGTCGCTGGCAACGTCCAAGGTGTTGGCCCTTGTAATCCCGTGGAACCAGTAGCTCCATCATTACCATTAATTCCACTAGCTCCCGTGCTGCCCGTGGCTCCATCTGTTCCTATTCCAGTTGCTCCTGTGCTTCCAGTCGCGCCCGTAGCCCCAGTCGGGCCTCCAGATGGGCCTGTAGCCCCTGTAGCCCCAATTGCTGCTGCTGCTTGACTCCCAGTGAAATCTAGCTTGCCAGTAAATGGGTTAAATGTGAGTGCCATAGTTTATTATTAATCGTTGCATTGCGTTTTTGTCAAGCGGTTATATCAACCTCAACAGGCCAAGATAAGCCTTCTTTCACAATCTGTTTTTCACACTCTTCGTGAGTCCCTACAAATAATGTTTGTGGCGTAGCAATGGATTGGTCTGTTTGTTGGTAGAAAATAATTGTTTTATCTTCATATGCCAATTTCCATTTGCCTACAGAATCATCATAAGACCAGCCATTTGCACTTGGAGTAATTATCATGGGACTGTTACAGAGAGGGTTGAGTTTGTTGAATTATAAGTTGCCGTTGTTCCAGCAGGAACTCCTGTAAGTGTCCCTACGCCCCAAGTGCCTGATGTTGAACCTTGAAAGAAGCGAAATGTTGTAACTCCAGATGGAGGCGAAACATTGAACGAAACAGCAACGAATAAGCCAGCCGAGTTAAAAGTTGCAGTCGCAGTTGATGCTCCAGTTGTTTTGAACGCTCGCAACAATCCCGTAATAATTGTTTGCCCTGTGTAGGACAATGTTCCAGACAGAATAAGGGTTCCGTTGCCCGATTTGGTCAAGTTTCCGCCCCCTGCAATATTGCCTGTAATAGTTATCGTATTTGCTCCGAGTGTGCGAATCTGAATTGCAGTAGTTAATTGAAAATCGTTAGGTAGGGTTACATTCGCCGATGTGTCGATGCGTCCTACAGCGTTTGACACAGTAAGAAGTCCCGTTCCAAAAGCATTGCTTGATGTGTACAATATATAGGCACTTGTTCCTGCAGCAACATACGATGTCCCTCCAGAGTAAGTATTGTTCCCATTTATTGTTAAAATTGCCGCTCCAGTCTTTCTTAATGTTCCTGCTCCACTTATAACTCCGTTGAGAGTTGATGCTGCTGTAACTTCAAGCGTTCCAGCGTTGATTTGCGTTTGCCCCGTGTAGTTGCAAGTGCCAGATAGAGTTAATTGACCAGCCCCGTTCTTAATTAGCCCTCTTGTGCCTGTCAATGCGGTGGAGATAGTCGTGCTTATGTAACACATGAATTGGCGAAACGCCGCAGTTGCAGACGCAATTGCAGTTACATTGGTTCCACCTACTTTTGCTGCGTTAGAGTTTGTTAAAATCATCCTACAATTATGGCGAATTAAACGCCGCTGCGATTTGATCTCCCGTTGTTGCCACAGTAGAACATTGCGCTAGACGAGCTAATTCCACGGCTAACGTAGCGCGAATCTCGGCGGGGGTTAGGACTGCCGTGCCAGTGGTCGAATCGACAGGAACGCCAAAACCAACCGAGGCGGCGGCTGGAATATATGCAACGCCCGTCAATGCTCCGCTTGCATACACGGTTCCAAAGCGAACGTCCGTGATGGCGGCTTGTCCTAGAGAGTTGTCGGCGGTGAAGAAATCCGAATATGTTGTCGATCCGTTTTTTGCTTGGCGAATTTTTGCAATGGAAGGCGTGGGATCGATTAAGAATTTGATGGCGTAGACTGCGGCTGTGCCGTTTGCGCTGCTTATGAGCGAGCCGCTCACCTTGACGCCGCTGGCGGCTGTGCTTGCCGATGCTAATCCATTTGCCGAGTTGGTGGCGATTATGTCGCCTGTCGATACAATAGTTCCTGTGCTGGCGTTGTTGAGACCTGTTGCGGTTGCGCCGCTCCCGCCTGTCAGTGTGGTCGAGGTTGCTGTGACTGTTCCGGTGCTGACGTTATTGAGGCCAAATGCGGCGACCCCACTTCCACCTGTAACCGTGCTGGATGTGATGGTGATTGTGCCTGTGCTGGCGTTTCGTATTCCATCAGTATTTGAAGCACTTCCACCTGTCACCGTGCTGCCGTTGACGATGATTGTGCCTGTGCTGGTATTTTGTATTCCGTAAATCGATGTACTTGATGTTCCACCTGAAACCGTGCTGGAGGTGATGGTGATTGTGCCTGTGCTGGCGTTGTTAAGTGCAGTCCCTTGTTGTCCCCCTGTGGCTGTACTTGAAGTAATCGTTACCGCGCCTGTGCTGGCGTTATTGAGGCCCAATGCAAATCCTGCAAAACCACCTGTGAGCGTGCTGGATGTTACGGTGACCGTGCCTGTGCTGGCGTTGTTGAGGCCAAATGCGAATCCCCCACTCCCACCCGTAACCGTGCTTGCATTTGTAAATGCAATCGTTCCTGCCGCTGACGTGGATTCGATGGCGTGTGCTCCGTTTGCAGTTGTTGTGCCTGTAACCCTACCGCCTGTCGCAACGATGCCGTCGAGCGTCAAAGTTCCACTGGATGAAAACGCAATAGCGCGAGTCGATAGCGTAAAAGCCGATCCTGTAGCGTGGCATCCTGCTAGAGTTGAGCTTGCGGCGGCGGAGACCGTCAAGCAATTTGCCGACCCTGCTTGTATATATGCACCGGTGATGTTGTAGCTTGCCGCCATCGTGAAGCTCCCGCCTGTTGCAACGGTGATCGGCGTGTTGACGTAGTTCAACAACGCACCCATTCTGCGAGCGGTTCCGGTGGTCGCTGTGCCGACGGTGACGGCTTGGAAAATCTGACCGACTGCCGAGGTGATCGCGACTGCCGTTCCTGCATTTGTTCCAGGCGCAATGCAGTTTGCCGTTAGCGCAAAGTTCGTCGTACCGACCGATACGACCATGTAAATTTGCCCTGCGATAAACGATCCGCTGGTGTCCACGGTTGAGCCTGTAAGGTCGATGGATTGGTCGAGTGCGACCGTAAATCCGTTTGCGTAGACCGTGTCGTTGAGCGATGGCACTACGCCACCTGTCCATGTTGCTGATGCGCTCCAGTTCCCGCTTGCGGCTGCTTTGATAGTGGCCATGATTAAAGTCCTTTGGAGTAGATGAATTTTTGCAACGCAGCCTGCACTTCGGAGACTGCCGTGCGGGCCTCGTCGTCGGCTACGGCGAGGGAGCCAAAAAGCACGGTGCGGGATTCGGCGGCTTGCTCGATCTGGTCACCTTCAAAGCGCGTGGGCGTGAGGGTGAGGACAACCGAGGCGTCCGGTTGGTCGGGCGCGTTGTAGCGTCCAGAGACGGCGAGCGTCATGGCGTAGCGGTCGTAGGTTTTGCCGTCGATTTGGAGTGGTGTGGTAGCGTTCATGGTGTTTGGATTTTTTTAGGTTAGCTGTAGGAAAGTGAGGTGCGGTTGCTCCAAGCACCGCTGGCGTTAGTTTTGGTTGTTGTTCCTGAGCTTGAAATTTGCAGTCGAGTTATTATCCAGCCTGATGCTGATTCGCTTGTTCCATCCACAGCAGTTCCAGTGTAGGAATATGGATCGGAATAAACGTGTCGCACCTCATAGCTTTGCGAGCCACCGTTTACATTTGATAGAGTTGCTAGTGTGCCAGACGCACTAGGAAAAGTGAAAGTTTTTGTAGTACCTCCCGCCGTTATGGTGAGGTTTCCGTTGTTTTGCAGTTCTAGTAATTGACTGCTATCAGGGGAATAAATTTCGTCGTGCGAATGCACAGACATACCGCCAATTTCTTGGATTGCACCCGTAGATGGATGCTTGGCGTAAAGTTTTTTGTCAGCGTGATTTATGCAAATCTCGCCAGATGCAAGGTCTGCGTTTGCAGGAACCCGTGCAGCAATTGTGCTTTTTTTAGGGACTATGATTGGATTAGCCATTATAGAATGGGATGCCTCTAGGGGTTTTGATCCCCCTAGAGGACTTTAGTTTAGGGACTAGTAAGTTCCGCCGTCGATGGTGGTTTCGAGAGCAGTTACGCGAGTGTCAAGAGCCGAATCAGCCGATTGACGAGCCGATACTTCGGAAGCCAAAGCAGCGTTGTTGCTCGTTACATAACCAGCGAATGCAGAATCATTTGCCGTATCAACGCTGTTGATAAGGGAAACGATTTCAGCAAACGTGTCACTGTCTGCGCTTGCGGCAGAAAGGATTGCGTCAACGCGACCTTTTTCAGTAGCGATTTTTGCATCCAAAGCCGAATCAGCACTGGTGCGGTTGCTTGTCTCAGTAGAGAGATTACCAGCGATAACGCCTTCAGCGGCAGTAGCGCGGGAAACCTCTGCTGAAACTGCCGATGTCAATGTGCTGTCAGCGGCGATACGAGCAGACTCTTCAGAAGAAAGATTGCTTGTGAGGGTGCTG